GAACCGCAACCATGAAACCAACCCGCCGCCTCCCCTCCATTTGGCTGGCCGACATTGTGAAGCGCGAAGGTGCGTTGTTTGTTGGCGACATCCGGCACGACATTGACGGCTACATGATCCGCCTGATCTTGCCGCTTGGACGCACTAAAGAAATAAAAACCGCGCCTTGCGTCTTAATCCACTAGACCCGTGTAAACACCCCAACAAGGAACCCGAACCCATGACCTACACCACAGCCCCCGCCACCATGCACTCAGGCCACGACATACGCGACGAACGCGGCCACATGGTCGCCATCGTCCACAACCCCGCCAGCAATCCCACTGAAGGCGCACGCATCGCCGCGCTTATGGCTGCCGCGCCTGACTTGCTCGCTGCTCTGACGCAGTGGGCCGAGTACGCCGAGCAGAACGGCGGAGACGAGGCATACAGCTTCAATGCCGCAACCCGCGCCGCCATCGCACGCGCCATCGGCCTGACCCCATGACCCCCGCCTTTCGCCTCCAACTATACCTTCGCCTAGCCCTGCTGCTGGCCCTTGTGGCTTACGCCCTACAGGCCACCCCATGACCCGCGACCTCGTCTATTCCGCCCTGGCCGGTGTTGCTCTAGCCCTGCTGTTCTACGCGCTATGCCTAATATCATGACCCATTGACACCGCGACGAACTGACACTAGACCTTGAACCGCTGCAACCCAGAAAGAGGAACCCATGAAAAAAGTCATCAACTTATCGACAGCCTGTTTAAACGGCTCGCACCTTCAAGGCCACATTATGGCCGATGTGTCGGACCTTGTGATTGCCTTCGGCAACCCTTTCAAGCCGCTCGACCCCGACAAAACTACAATGGAGTGGTCGCTGTTGTTCGTCGATGACGAGACAGGCGAGACAACACCCGCCACGATCTACGACTGGAAACGATCCCCCGGCTGGAGTGTCGGCGGGTACGATCACCGCGCCGTGGAACTTGTGCAGCAATTCATTAGGGGGCTGTGATGGCCGCTACATGTGAGACATGCCAAGCCGTTGTAGACCTTGAAGAGTGCGAAACGGACGAGGACGGCCAACATTTTTGCTTTCCATGCCAAGACGCGGAACAAGCCTATTGGCTCGGACAATACCGCGCCACGACCTTGAAAGACCGCGACCCCGAACGCTACCGCCGCGAAATGATTGACGCGGGACGCGGACACCTTTTGGAGACTGAACAATGAACCACACATACGAAACCATGCTGGAAGCCGTCGAGGTCGTTTACACGACGACACCGACCTACCGCGCCACGAACACCGACCCTGCTGGCGGTGGAGACATTGAACTTGAGGCGGTGTGGCTCATGACAGAACCCGGCGGCACCCGCGTTGTGGACATCCTGCCGCTGCTGAAACCCGGAATGTTAGAGGCGATGTTTGGAAAGAACATCTACGAACATTTAGCCGATCACGCCGCCGACACCCTCGCAGACGAACAAGCTGCGGCTGAAGAATACCGCAACGAACTGAGAGGGGAATAAAATGAAAGACGACCTGCAAGCTGTCGCCTTCATGCTCAGTTCCATCGGGCTAATAATACTGGTCACGCTTTTATTCTCCGGCGCGGCTCAGTGGATGGCGGGTGTCGCCTACCGGCTCGGCCTCGTCAGCTACGCCGCACAGTTGACGATTTACATTATGGGCCTGTGTCTATGCCTGGGTTTCGTGATGACCGTTGCCGGTCGTTTTGTGATGGGCGGTTGGTGGTTCCACGATTACCCGTTGCCGAGGGACGAGCGATGAAAGACCGCACCGCAATCCAATGCGACCTATCGCCCGAGCTATTCAAACGCTTCGCCGCGCTACGCCAACGGCTGGGCATGGGCAACCGCGCCTTGCTGGAACGCATACTCATTGAGGCCCTCCCGCGCTGGGAACAGGTAACGCTACCGGGAGACAAACAATGATCGTCACAGAACAACGCACGAAGTATTGCCTCCGTTGCGCCCATGCCGTCTGGCCGCAATACGAACTGGGCTACTGCGGCCATCCAGACGCACGCAAATCAATCACATCCGAATGTCGGGATGACCTTGGCGCGTGCGGCCCAACTGCAAAACTGTACATGGAGATGCCCGATGAAAAAACTATATGAACGCTTACTTTATCGGCTGGGTGAACGGCTGCGCGGCCCCTGGCCCGACGCCGTTCCGCTCCCGCCGCACGTTGCGAACCTGAAGCTAAACCCTGAACTGCTGCTGATACATTTAATTAAAACAACGAACGAAACGGGACGATAAAAATGACAACTCAACAAAAGAAGTTTACGGCCTGGTGTAAGGCCACCGAGCTAACCCGTGAACAAACCGCCGCCGTGTTTGGCTGCGACCTGCGGACCATCTACCGCTATTTGTCTGGCACGACAGAACCGCACGGCGGTGTCATGCGACTGCTAGAAGTGTTTACACGCTTCCCCGCCGTCCAGGCTGAGATGATTGAGAAGCATACCCACTAGAACGGCACGGCGTCTTTCAGGCGGTAGGTAACTTTCGGCCTACCGGACGCGCCGGTGGCTGCTGCGATGACTTCAATCAACACCTCGGCTGCAATTAACCCTTTCATCACGGCATCACGATCACGGCCCAGGAACTGCGTCTTGCGGCATAAGACTGACGCTTGCATCGACCCACCCGCCTTACGGACTATCTCGATAACACGCTTGCTAAAATTCTCTGCGGCGTTGTCGCTGACATAACGCTCGACGCCATCCACTAGCTGATTGATTGACCTGTCTACAATGGCTCGGGCGAACTCTACATCGTAGGTGTTGATGATCGGGTTTTCGGGGTCACAGCCGATGGCGTGGATCATGGCGACCTTGATGGTCAACTCGTCGCGCCGCGCCCAGAACGATGTAAACGGCGTGCCTTCCAAAGCCCTCAACTTTTTGGTTGTGTCGAGCTTCATGTCTTTAATCATCTTGGTAGCGGCGTCATCATATGAAACGTGCATTAGCTCTGGCGTATGGCTCCCATCCAATGCAGACGCGATACCACCGATGCCCTCGTTTATTCTGGCAAGCAGATCAACCAAATCGACTGGCGGGTCTTTCTCCGGCGCGTTTTGATCGTCGGGGTAATTTTCCTCGGATTCAAAGACCAAGAACCGCGCCAGCGAACCGTCAACCGCGTTGCTGCTTTCCAGAGCCTTCCAGAAGTGGCTTGGGACTGTCGTGCCGTACACACTCAAACACGGCTGGACGATTTCCTGCCGGGGGCGGTCCCGTTGGTCGGCGTACTCGATGCCGTGGTACGTCAAATTGCTGGAGGTAAACAACTCGGTCATGTGGGACATAATCTCGATCAGATGCTTCGGTCCGCGCTTGTCGAGCATGGCACCCAAGAACATCCCAAACTCGTCGATCTGGAACAGAATGGACGGGCTGCGGTGCAGGGCACTCAACAAGCCCGAGCCTGACGCGATCTTGGACCCGCCGATCTTCTTCTCGGCTCCCAGAAAGTCGCTGAAAAGCCGGTCTACGATCTGGCGGCTATGGTTCTTGCCAGCCCCTGAGTCCGCGAGGCTGATGGCGAACAGGTTGGTACGCAGATTGGACGGGCTGCGGTACTTGCGCCCTGCCAGCGTCCCAATGGCGCATAAGGCCGCTGCCAGGGCCAAGATTGGCTGGGGACGGATAGAGGTTTCATTGATGTATTGGGTCAGCTTACCCACCGCGCCTTTTGGCTCCAGGGAGCCAGACTTGCGTTTAAACGGCGCGGCCACTGACTCGGCCTTTTTCCAGGGCGCTACAGGCGCGACCTTGGCCGGGGGCGGCTCAAATACCTTGGCGTCAAAGACGGCTTCCTGGCGCATCCCCAGGGCGTCCTGTAGCCATGCCGTAGCCCCATCGAGGGTTGCCCCGGTTACGGCTATAACCAAGTCTATGGCGGTCATGCCAGCGTCTCTGGCGAAATCCCTTATGCCGTCTGGCGTAATACCGATATTGGCCCCATCACCGTCCCGCCAATGGGCCACGGCCCTATACCCGCGATTGGCCCCACGTTTGGCGTCTGGAATCAGCCTTGGAACCCAATTATCCAGGTTTAACAAAGCGGTATCATTGATATCACGCCAAAAGCTATCATTGTCGCCTTGCACGGAAGCCTGGATAGCTTTGCCGTTAACAGCCTGTTTCTCTACCTTGGATTGGAATGGCTCCAGGGCTTTTGCAATTCTATCGTGTATGTCGTGGGGCAATTCTGGCAACTCAGAGGCCGTTAAATCCTCCAAAGTGTCGGGGGTCAGCCAGTGATAACTCATGCCCTCGGGGTGGATGGACGGCGGCAGGACCGTCTGTTTGCCTTGGGCCAGCACCTCAATCACCGAAACGCCATCCAGCAGGTACTTCTTGGACAGCACCGCGAAGCCCCTGTACATAGCCGTATAGCCCTTGGCACCCATCTTTTTGACCGGGGACGGCGGCAGACACGCCTCCAACGCGGCGCGGACTTCTGGGCTACCGTAGTCAAAGTCGATGGCCGTTACGTTGCTGGCTCGACCCAAGGCCAAACAGATCGACGGGCTAGGCCACTTGGCCCAGATGTCCAACTGGAACTTGGTTGGGGCTTTATCACAGAACCGCTGCCATTGGTTCATACCGATCCACTGGTTGCCCTTGAACTCGCCGGGACGCTTCTCTCCAGGCATGATGGGTATAGCCGAGTACCCCCGCTCTACGAGCCGGGTTGCAGTCGTGATGAAGTCGGTCATTCTTGCCCTATGACACTTACAATTAATTGTGGGATTTCGGCGTACTGCTTGGTAGCCGTCAGCTTAACAATCTGCGAGTCGTCAACGACCACAATGCCGTTCATGCCGTCGAGGGCTTTAACGATGTTATCTAGGTCAGGCTTAGTTGTTGGCTTGATTTGTCCCGCGATTGCAGCAAGCCGCTTCTTAAGCGACCAAGACTTTGGCACAAGCATATGTGCATCTACAACAACTTCAACAGGCCCACCCATTGGCGGCACGTTTCTCATTGCCTCCGCAGCGTAAGCCGACACCTGATTCTCATACCGGCGCGTTTTCTCCGGCGTGTACGAACGCACATGACCACCAAATGTAGATATTCTGGCGCGGCCCTTCGCTACAGGTTGTCCTGGGACGGTGAAGGACACAACTCTCACGAATAGAAGTCCTGCGCCTTCACTTTTCCCCTTGTTGCCTTCTCTATAGCCAACATATGTTCTGGACGCGGTATACGCTTGTCATCATCCGTAGATGTCCACCTGTGTATCGCGCTGTCTGAAACATCAATCATAACGGCGAACTCACGATTGGTGAGCTTCTGCAGATCAAGCCATTTTCTCAATTTCATATAAATCTCCGTTGCAGAGAAAATAGTGTTTGACACAGCGACGACGACTTGGCAATCTCCTTTTTGCCAAAACGGAAATGTAATCACAACCAACGAGGAAATCATGAACTTCAAACCAAAAATGTTTTCTAACCGTACTGTTGAAGATGCCGCGTCAGATTGGATGGACGCAAAGAACGAAGAGATTGCGGCAAACAAGCGCCGTCTTGAGCTTGAGGAGGAGCTTCTCTCCTTCATCACATCAAAGACTGAAGGCAGCGAGTCCCATCAGATCGGACCATACAAGGTCACGCTCACTGGTCGTCTCAACCGTAAGGTTGATTGGGATATGCTGCCGAAGCTCGGCATCCCAGAAGACATTCTACCGCTGAAACATAAACCCGAACTGGACTTGAAAGGACTGCGCTATCTGGAAAGCAATGAACCTGAATTTTATAACGCTTTTTGCAAGGCTCTAACTGTTGAACCAGCAAAAACATCTGTAACCGTCATTAGAAACGAGAATTAATATGGCAATTAATCTACAATCGCTTCGCAAGACGAGCATTATCCGACCTCCTCGCATGGTCGTTTATGGCACTCATGGGGTGGGCAAGAGCAGCTTCGCCGCACAAGCCGACAAGCCGGTCTTCATACAAACT